GGATGACGAAGGTCTAGCCCGTCAAGCAGCTATGACGGTGATGATGACCCGTCCGTCGCCGCCCTTGCCTGAGGCCAAGCCGCCGCCTGGAGCGCCGCCAGAGCCGCCGCCCGGGGCTCCGCCAGCCGTGCTGGTGTTGCCGCTGCTGCCATTTCCCGACGCAATGTTGGGGTACAGATCGAGGAAGCCTGCCGCGCCCCCGCCGCCGCCGCGATTCGTCGAGGTGATGCCGCCTGTTCCGCCACCGGTTGGGCTGCTGCCGGCGGTATTTGAGTCCCCGCCGTCACCGCCATTGCGGCCAATGTACCATGGCCCGGAGGGGATGCCGCCAGTCCCGCCTACACCTGCGGCCGTGCCCTTCTTGCCGCCGCCGGCGGTAAGCACGTAGCCCCCTGGCAGAGTGACGGTCGTATCTCCGCCATCGACGCCATTGCTGTTATCGACTGTACTAGACGCAGTACCGGCGCCAATGCTCCAGGTGATCGTCTGGCCAGCCGTCAGAGACACAACACGATAGCCGACCGCCCCGCCGCCGCCGCCGCCGGCATTGGCGAGCGAGAACGTGCCACCCGATCCGCCAGCGCCCCAGGCCCGGATGATGACGATGCAGGCCTTGGTGGCGGTGTAGCTGTTCGCGCCCGTCACCTCGTCGTAATGCGCGACGAGTGATGCGGTCCGCACGCCCAGCGCCAACGCCCGCGAGGTGGCGGCGCTCTTTCCGCCGAGAGGGTCGGTTGTCAGGCTCATTGGGCGTAGAACGCGCCTTCGCAGCGCATCACCACGCCGTTGGCAATGCTCTGACCCATGGCTACGGCCAGGCCAATGCCACCCTCCAACTCCAGCGGAGCCGAGACGCTGAGGCCGAAGTCGGTCTTCGGGTTGGCAACTGCTGCACCCGGCGTCACGACGGCCATCAAGGCGCTGTCGATCAAGGTATAGGTCGAACCGGATCGCTTGTAGAGCTGCAGGTTGTTGGCCGTCCCGATGGCGGCCCTAGGGATGCCATAGAGCTTCGTGATGCGCGCACCGTCCGTGTTGTCGGCCGCCAGCAGCAGATCGACAACGTTGGTCGGGGTATTGAAGGTCGTTTCCGCTGTCGTCAGAACCGCCGTCCGCGAGAACGGGGTCTTCGGCAGCGTAGCATGGTCTTGATTGAGGGCCATCTTGGGTCAGCTCCCGAAAACGAGGGTGTAGATCAACGCCTTCTGGCGGACGGCCGCCTCGAAGTCGCCGATGTCGGTGGATTGAATCTGCTTCCAGTAGGCGGTGGCGCCATCGGTGTAGACATACTTCCCAGCGTTCCCGGTGACGCTGGGCAGGCTGCCCGTCGCTCCCAGAACCGACGCGGCGATGAAGTCCTTGAGCCGCAGGCCGCCGAAGGTGATCTGCTTCAGGTTTGAGCCGTCCGACCACACCGGCTCGATGTCGCCGGCGTCGACCGTCACCGTGCCACCGGCGCCGGTCGTGCCCGTCACCACCTTGGCGGTGTTGTTCCAGAAGGCCCAACCCATGCCCACGGACGGGGCCGTGACCGTGAAATTGGCGCTGGGCGCGCCGTTGAATTTCAGGAAGGCTTGCCGGGCGGTGTTGTCCACCTGCGCCGTCGAGGAGTTCGAGGAGGTCAGGCTGTAGTCGCCGGTCACCGTGATGGCGTAGAAGCCGCCCACGAGGTTGTTGACCCGCGACAGCGCGTTGTTGAGCTTCGGCGCCCCCCAGGTGTTTGTATTTTCCCCGGCGGCCTGCAGCTCAAGCCCCAGGTCGGTATAGCTTGACGGCATTACAGCGCCCCTCCGGCCGGATCAGTCCAACTCGTCCCGTTCGACACGCCGACCTTGTTCTTGTCCGAGACCCACACCTGATGGCCGGTCCAGTCGGCGGCCGGCGGGAGCGCGGCGAACGCCACCTGCGGCAGCGGGACCGGGTTGCCGGGCACCTGCAGCGCCTTCACGGCGGCGCGCATCTCGCTCAGCATCGGTAGCAGGGACGGGAAGTCGTTGACCCCAGGCCCGACCGGGCGGATCGACTGCATCAGTAGCCCGCGTAGACGTTGAAGGAGGACCGGCGCGGCACAGTGAGCCCGCCCGGCTCGGTCGAGAGGGTCACCAAGGCCTTGTCGCGGTTCTCCTTGGCCCTGGCGTCCATCAACGCCTCCTCGAACTTGGCCTCCCACATCGCCAGCGCGTCAGGATCGCGCAGGAAAGGAGCCGCCTCGCGCAGGGCGCCGAACAGATAGACGTTCGGGTAGTTGGTCAGGACCAGGTTCGTGTCGGCGGCGCTGGCGAGCGCAATGGAGCCCAGCCAGCGGAAGATGAAGCTGTAGTCGCCGTTCGCGTTGCAGGGGCAGTTGAAGGCGATGTTGGAGCCGTCGATGGCCCAGGACTGCGGGATGCTGTTGACGGTCGTGACCAGCATCGCTTCGGGAATGAGCGAGCGCATCTCCTGACGGCCCGCGCTGCCCGACCACTGGATCCACATGTTCTGCGGTGAGCGGTAGCCGGTCGGCAGGGCGATGTAGCGCGAGCCGACCACGGGCGTCAGCGTGCTTTCGCTCTGGATGTCGCGATGCTCGAACACCGCGTTCAGCTTGGCTTCGGCCAGCTGGATGAAGGTCGGGATGCGGGCCGTCAGGTCGGTGCGGTCCAGATAGTCCGCCACCGCATCCTGAAGGCTCGAATAGTCCGTGATCGTGGTCACGGTCAGATGCCATCGCCCACGGTGACGTAGACGTTCGCCGTGGAGCTATCCATGATCACCGAGAAGAACAGCTGATCGCCGCGGCTCGGGTTGGCGATGGTGAAGCCCTGCGGCAGGCTATTCGGGGCGATCGGCAGGTCGGTCGTAGCCGCGGCGACCGTAGTGTCAGACCCAAACTTGATATGTGCCACGGTCGTTCCGTCGTTCAGCACGCGGATCTGGAACGGCCCGGCCTGCCCACGCGTGCCGGGGAGCGCCTGGCCCGTCGAGGCCGAGTTCGTCGCGGAGACCTTCACGGTCGCCTGCGGGGCAAACAGCTTCGTCATCAGGCTGCCTCTCGAATGGGTTCGGGGTCCGGCTTCAGCAGGAAGCGGTGGAGGTTGCCGGGGAAGTCGCCGGCCTCGTGGTCGTGGTGGGTCAGGTCGAGATCGGGGACAACCCAGATGTCGCCGCACTTGGCGCGCCACCGACGGCTGAACGCGTAATCCTCACCCCACCAGACGCCCTTGTGGGCGCCGTGGTTGAAGAGGTCGATGTGCGGCTTCAGCGGGTCGCCGTACCAAAGCTCCCGGTACTTGCGCATGAAGACGCGCACGGCGTTCTTGGTGACCTTCAGGAAGCCGGCCGGGACACGCACGGCGCGGATGCAGCCGTCATCCCGCACGATCGGGTAGCGATCCGGACCCGCTTCGAGCGAGCCCATGAATTCGACGTCGGGGCACTTGAAGCGGTAGAGGCCGGAGACGACATCGCCCGGCGTCTGGATCAGCCGCGTCAGGTCGCCCGGCTTCCACGAAAGATCGTGGTCGAGGAACACCATCACATCCGCGTCCACCTCGTGGATGGCGCGGTGGAGCATCTTGGCGCGGGCCTCGGAGATATAGGGGCAGCCGACTTCCCAGACCATCTTGTGGTCGAAGCCCGCGGCGTCGAGGAACGGGATTTCCGCCCGCATCGCCTCGATGAACTGCGGGTAGGGCCGCTTGAGGGTTGGGCAGCCGAAGACGACCTTCAGCTGCCCCTTGTCCTCGCTCACGCTTAGCCCTGAGCCGGCCAGAGGCCGAGGGCGGAGAGCGTGTTCATGATGGCGATCACCGCAGCCTTGGTCTTGGTGTCCAGGGCGGTCGAAGACGCCGTGGTCACGTCGGAGGTGGCGTAGCTGGTGAGCGCCGAAATGGCGCCCGGAACCTTGCCGCCGAAGCCGATCTTCGAGGATGTCGAAACGCCGATCTGGATGCCGTCCGGCGAGTTGTCGCCGATCTGGGTGTAGTTGGCCATGTGGGATGGTCCCTTCGGAAAAAGGAAGGGGGACGGCCAAAGCCGCCCCCAGGTTCAGCCGGGGAGCGGCTAGTTGTTGTGGAGGCGGGCCGCCAGCTGCGGGCGGATCGTCTTGTAGCCGTAGAGGACATCGAGGCGGCACGGGAACTTGTCGCTGTTGATGTCGTACTGGCGCACGATCCGCATGCTGATGCCGTCCTGCACCTCGCGCCGGGCGAAATCGACGCCGTCCGGCATCACGAGGTCGGCGAACGCGATGGCGAACGCCTCCTTGTGGTACAGGAGCGAGGTGTCGAGGTTGTCCGAGGCGGTGCCCAAAACCGTCACGGTCTTCGACGCGCCGGCCGAGTTGATGACGATGTTCTGGGTGGCGCCGGAGGTGACCGGAGTCGGCGAGACCACGACCGAAGCCGTGCCGGTGCTGTCGGCGGTCGCCACGAACTGATGCGGGATGCCCGTGTCAGCCTTGGTCTCCGGGTGCACCCGGTTGACGCCCACGATGGTGAAGACGTCGCCCTGCTTGATCGTGCCGGTGCCGCCGGTCAGGGTGATGGTCGCCGTGCCCGAGGTGATGCCGGTCGAGGTGTTGCAGACGTAGGACGCCGCATCGCCGCGCGCATGCTGGACGAGCAGCGTGTTCTCGGCGAAATCGAAGCCGGCGGCGCGGCCGACATAGCCTTCCTTGTACTGCGTGCCGATCTCGGCCTGGTTGTTGAACAGCGACTTGCCGTCCGTCACCAGGTCGACCATCTGCTGCGTCGACATCAGCGCCGTGCGGTTGTCCATCGGCGCCAGGGCGTCGGTGAGCAGCTTGCGGCAGGAAAGCACGTTGGCCAGGGTCGCGGCGGACGCGGACGCCCACACCGACTGCCAGACGTCCTTGTACATGCTGAGCGCGTCCGCCTCGATGGAGGCGGCGAGCACGGCCATCGCCGGGTCCAGAATGCGCTTGGAGAAGTCGTCCAGGCTCAGGGTCAGGTCGGTCGAGGTGAAGTTGAGGTCGACGCCCTTCTGCGTGGCGACGGTCAGGGTGGTCGACGTCTCGGCGGTGTCCTGCGCCTGGAGAGCCGAGCCGGTCCGCACGGTGTAGCGGTTCGGCAGGCGGATCTTCAGGTCGGAGCCGATCCGGGCGCCGTCCTTGGCGAACTGATCGTCGTACTGACGCTCGATGGAGCCGACGAAGTTCAGCTTCTGGTGGAGAATGCGCAAGGCTTCGCGCGTCACCGCCGTAGGGGTGAGGATAGAGTTAGCCATGGGAGGTCCTTCGGGCCGCTAAGCGGCGCTGGGAGGGGCGGCGTCATCCGACGCTGCGGGTTGCTGTTAGCGCCGGCGGGCCTTGGCCAGCTCGGCGTTGCGGCGACGCATCCATTCGTCGGCAGGCAGTTCGTCGTTGAGCCCGGCCTTGTACTGCCCGGGGTTGGCCCGGACGGTCGCGGCGGGTTGGACGGCGGCCTGCTTCTCGGCGGTCTGCGTCTTCTTGAGCTTGGCTTCGTACTCGGCGACCTTGGCGCGAAGGGTGGTCAGTTCTGCGAGGCCCTTGAAGAGCCGCACGTCCGCCTTGCCGTCATCGCCCACGAACGACTGTCGGATTTCCTCCGGCGTGATGCCGAGGGACTTGGCGGCTTCCGCCACCTGGCCGACGAGTTCCGGTCCGAAGTTGCTCACCTCCCGCTGAAGGATCTGGTTCGCTTCCTGCAGGGCGGTGTCGACGACGCGATCGCTCTGCAGACGAAAATCCTGTTCCTTGGCGGAAATGTCGCGCTCCAGGCTTGCGCGCTGGTCGCGTAGCTGCTGCGTCTGGGCCATCGCCGTCACAGCCGCTTCAGCCCCGTACTGTTGCGCGTAGGCGCCCCAGTCCATGGTGCTGAGCTGCTCCAGCTGCGTGTCCAGCATCTTCAGCGAAACCCGCTGGTCGAGGAGGGCCTGGCGCGCCTCGGCTTGCTGGGCGAGCGTCTGGCGCTCGGTGTCCAGTGCCTTGCGGGCTTCGGCCACTTCCTGGGTCTTGCGGGTGTAGTCCACCGTCCGCATGAAGGCGTCTTTGAGAGCCTTCGCGACGCGGTGTTTTGCGCCGTCAATCTCGATTTCCTCTAGGTCATCGTCGGGCTGCTCCTGTTCGGAACCCTCCGCTTGACCTTCGGCCTGATCGTTGACGTCAGCGCCATCGACCTCGGTTGCGACCTCGGGGGCTTCCGCCTCCGAAGCTACCGCTTCTTCGGTATCCATGATTTTCCCTTGTGTGGGTGCAGCGCCGGGTGGCGCCGCGGGGCCTACGCCGCCTGCGCGGACGTCGGTGCCTTCTCCGGCTTCAGGGCCTCTAGACGCTTCGTCTCGGCCTCGAACGCCTTGATCTGTAGTTCGCGGTCCTTGAGGTCCGCCTGCTGCTTCAGCATCTGGTTCTCTTGGCTCAGCTGCTGGAGCTGCTGGGCCATCTGCTGCATCTGGCCCTGGACGGCCTGCACCTGCTCGGGCGTCGGGCCTTGGCCCTCGCCGCCGGTCTGCTGGTCGGCGATCTTCTTCAGCCGCGCCGCGATCTCCTCGGAATCGGGGATGTCGTAGTTGCGGATGATCAGGTCGCCCAGCACCGGGGCCGCCGCCGGGAACGCCCGCAGAAGCTCCGTCGCCATCTGGAAGAACTGCTCACGCTGCGACGCGAACGATGGCCCGGCCTTGACGATCAGGTCGTACTTGCCCGCCGTCAGGTCGTAGATCTTCTCGATGGTCTTCACTTGGCCCGTCTGCGGATCGACCACAGGCTTGCCATCGTCATCGGTCACCGGCTTCTGGAACGGCTGGTTGACCGGCGCCATCTGCGGCGAACCGTCAGCCCCAAGCACCCGAACCACACGTGGAACCGAATAAACCTGGGGGATAAGGTCCAGAAGGATACGACCCGCATGACGAATGGCGCGGCTCAGGTTGTCGACAAAGTGGAACGTGCCGGTGTCGGCCTGGCGGTCGCGGGCGTTGATCGCCACGCCTGAGGTCTCATTGCTCCGCGCGCCCAGGCTCGCGTCATAGATGCCGACCACGGTCTTGATGTCGTCCGACGCATTCAGCGCCTCTTGCACGGCTCCGGCCGGGATGCCCGCGAACGGCTGGCGCTGCGGGGCTTCCGGCCCATCGTATTCCAGATAGGCATGCGTCTGCGTGTTCGCCGTGGCCCACTTGCCAGCGTCAGTCTCGAACGCGCCCTTGCGGCCCACCCACGGCGCCTTGGGGGCCAGCGCGACGAGCTCCGTGCTGGTGGTGCGCCAGTAGTTGAACATCCGCTGGGCGTCCTTGGCCCCGCGGATCAGGCTGCGGAACGAGCGCTTGCCCTTGTAGTTCACCTCCGAGCCATAGACCGGCACGATGGGGATGTACTTCCCCTTCCACGCCACCTCGGACAGCACCTCGGCGCCCGACATGACGCGTTGGGTGACCTTGTGCGACTTCACCTCGCGCTGGCCGACGACACTCACCCCGATGGCGTCGAACATCGCCTTGTTGGCCGCGTAGACGTCCGCCTCGACGATGCTCTGATCGCTCAGGAGCACGATGGCGCTAGGGATCTCCTCGCGTTTCCAGTACTCGGCGACCATCACCATGTCGCCATCCACCCAAGGCGGGGCGACGTCGCGCCAGGCGTCGGACTTCCAGTCGACCGCCTTGGCGTTCTTGTACTGCCCCTCGAACTGGTCCTGGGTCATCGTGTCGACGATGAAGGCGGTGTTCCAATCGGAACTGTCGGCGGAGGTGGAGTAGCAGTCGCCGTAGACGCTCAGCGGGTTGGCAATGCGCTCGATGACGATGTCCTGATCGAACGTGTCATCGGACGTGTAGGCGGTGTTGATGCGGAAATAGCCGTAGCCGCCGAACACCGCATGCTCCAGCGCCGTATCGTACGCCACCTCGGCGTTGGAGCAGACTTCGATGTTGCGGATCAGGCCGTTGAAGATCTCGGCGGTCTCCGGATCGGCGTCGCTGTCAGCCGGGTGAACCGTGATGCCGGGCTTGTTCTGGCGGGCGTCGTTGACCACCTGGCGGCCCATGGTGGCCAGCTTGTTGATGGTTAGCGCCGGCCGGCCCTCAAGCTCGCGATCCTTCAAGATCTTGTCGGGCCACTGCTTCTCGTTCAGCGCGAAGTCGACGTCTTCTTCCCAGGCGCGACGGTTGGCGTCCTCGTGTTCGGCGATGGTCTCGAAGGCCTCTTGGGCTTCCTTGAGGATGTCGTCAGGCACGGA